AAGAAACCGCCGGGAGGGACCTGGTCCTTGTTGGCGTCGCCAGGTGTGGCCCCGATCGACTCAGTGAGCCCGATCGGCATATAGTCCGGCTTGCCTTCCCCGCTGCCGCCGCCTTCCTCAGTCGGATTGCCGGCCAGAGCGCTGACGTAATCGGATACGCCGGCTTCGCCCTCTTCGGCGTTGTTTTCGATCGGCTGCCATTTGCCAGGCTCCGACTGGAAGAACGTCGTTTCCTTCCCGGTCCGTTCATCGACGTGCCGATACATGCGCTCGCCGAAACCTTGCGCGTCGAATTTGGCGTCCGCCTGATTCGCCGCCATCGCTTGAGCGCGTTCGTGCATCTGGCCGACTTGCTGTTGCAGGACGGCCGCCTGGTTCGCCGACTGTTGCTTGGCCAGGAGCGGCTGACGCTGAGCGTTGACCCGATCGTAGAGCGGCTTAAACTCTTCGTCGGTCAGCGTGTTTTCGTCTTTCTGATTCTGCAACCCGGCCAGGCCGGCATTGAGCTTGTCGAGCCGCTGAGCGTCGGCCGTCGTCCACGGTTCGGGAACTGGCGGTTGCTGGTCGCCCCCGAAGTCGCCACCCGACCCGCCCCCGGTGAAGTCGAAGTCATCTTCCATGTTCCGCTCCTACGCGATCCTGAACGCGATGACGAATGAGCCCTTAACGATGGTAGTCGGGCTTGCGTTGTTGGCGACAATCTGTGCCCAATTTAGCGTCACGTTGCCAGCGTTCGCGCCATTGAGGAGGCCAGTGAATCGAATGTGTCCAATCACAGTCACGCCGGCCCCAGGAGCCGCAAAGCCCTGGTCTGACGTCGGCGACGTGCCCAGCGATTCGCCGGCCGTTTGCAGGTTGCCGCTCGTCGTCGCGGCCGAGGCCAGGCCGATGTTGGTATCGAAGCCGAGGCAGCTAGTCGGAAAGCTGATGTTGACCCGGATATCGCCCGTCGAGTTGCCAGTGACGCCGAGGCACCAAATAGCAACCCACTGCTCATTAGCTCCGATCGGGAACAGAAGCTCGGAGTCGGCCGTCGCGGCGGCCGTGTTCTGGCGATTCTCATTCGCCTGTTTCATCACGATGTACGGCGTACCGGCCAACTTGCCGCGGAGTACGTTGGCGATCGTGTCCCAAAGCAGGCCCGTCGCGGCGCCCGTTGACGGCGTCAGCAGGACGTTGGACCCGGTCCCGACCGCGAGCCTGGCGTCCGTCGTCGAATAGACGTGAATGTCGCCCTTAGTCGTCAGCGGACTTGTGAAGCTTCCCGTCGCGCTCAGCGTCGTCCCGCTGAAACTCAGCCCGGTACCTAGCGAGCATTCGGTGTAACTCGAACCGGACCCCGAGTCCCCTGAGCCGATGAGCTTCGAGTTGGCGGCCGCGTTCTGGATCTTGGCCAGGGTCACCTTCGTATTGCCGATCGTGATGATGCCGCCGTTGTCGATCGTGGCGTCCCCGGACATCGATACCCACTGGAAGCCGAACGTCGCCGAGGCTTTCACCACGATGAATTGAGCATCGGTGCCGACCGGGAACCTGGCATCGGCCGAGGAGTAGGCCCAAATATCGCCCTTCGTACTCAGCGGCGAGATACCACTTGCGCTGCCGCTGGCCGCGAATGTGACCCGGCCCTGTTGGTCGATCGTGACCGTGGCGTTCGTGTAAGTCGCCGGGGTTACGGCCGTGTTCGCCAGGTTGACGGTACCAGAGGTCGAAATCGTCCCGCCAGTCAACCCGGTGCCGAACGTGATCGAGGTAACCGAGCCGGTACCAGGCGTGTACCCGAGGGCCGCGATTATCTCGGTCCCCGTGCCGTTGTGGGCGGCCGTGAGCCGGCCATCGACGCCGACCGTGAACCCGCCAAGGGTGTAAGCGCCAGCGCTTACAGTCGTCGCCGGCAGGCCGCCGGCAATCTGGTACGCATCGGGCGACGTTTGCTGCAAGGTGCCATTGCCGATCAAGGCATTGAGAGCAAGCGCAACCTGTTCGTAGAACCTGGTCAGGACCGGGTCATCGACAGTCGGAGCGTGAATTAGCGAGGTCGGAATCGCCATCGGTCACCCTGCCAGGTCCCACATCGCATTAGCCATCGCCGGATTGTTCCAGTCGAACTGGCCCACACCGTTGTAAGCCGACCCGCCCTCATAGCCGGTCATCATCGATCGCTCGAAATCGAAGTTGTCCGTCCCGCCGCCGCCGGTGTTGAACATGCCGCCGCCCGATCCGCCGGCCGCAAACGGGTCCCAATTGTTCTGATTCGTCGCCCCGGCGTACCCGAGGCCAGGCCCGTGCCCAACGTCCCAGGCCGGCGTCCCGCCGATGCCGCCGAGGATCGAGCCGGACCCACTCCCGCCGCCGCCACTGCCGCCCCCGCCGCCGCCACCCGAGCCGCTGGTGGAATTGGATTGCTGGCCGTACAGGTTGCCGAACGTGTTGGCGAACCGGTACCCGCCGAGGGTGTTGCCCATCTGGCCGAAAAGCTGGTTCTGCTGTTGCAGGCCCGCCATCCGCGTCTGTAGGCCCTGAGTGCCCAGGTTCGCCTGGTACCCTGCGAGCGTTTGCGCCAACTGAGCCCCGAGCGAGCCGTAAGCCTGGCCGGCCGCCAGAGCATTCTGGTTTTGCAGGTTGCCCCGGAGAGTCGTCGAGCCGAGGCCGGCATTGATTAGGCCCTGGTCGGTGTCGCCCCGAGCCTTCGCAAAGGTCCGTTCGATCGCGTCGGCCGCCGGGCCGGCGACGCCCCAATTGCCGTTCTTGCCGAGGGCCGCCCCCATGCCGAGGGTGTTCTCTATCTGGTGTTCGAGGTCGGTAAACCCGCCGGCAATCTGGTTCGTCTGATTCTGCGAGTTGGTAATCCCGTTGTTGTAAGCCCCGAGAATGTTCGAGTAGTTTTGCTGGTTCAGGTCCAGCAATTGGTTGTACATGTCCATCGCGCCCGGCAGGGCGACGGGACGGGAACTCGAAGAGGAGAAAGACCCTGGCATTAGTAATTCCTCCCGCGGACGCGGCCGCTGGTCTGGATGATCATTCGAATCTGCTCAAGCTGCCAAGCGTTGGTCGAGGACAATTCGACATAGATCGAATAGCCCGAGGCGTCAATGGGACTGGTCGGGTTGCGGCCCGCTGACCAGGTCCCCTCGTCAACCGGGTCATTGCTGGTCGCCTCTTCGGCCGTCGAGCCAACGAAGATCTTGTAGGTGACTTCCTCGCTGGTTTCCGAGAGGACGGCTTGCAGGGTTTTCAACAGCATTTCGTCCAGTTCGGCCGTGTTGAACGGCCCGAAGAGAACCTTGCTGTCGATCGGGATATTGCCATCATCCTTGGTCGCATTCCTGTTGAAGCTTCGAACGTAGCCGTCCCAGGAGCCGAACAGGGCGACCCGATCGGTCGGCAGGTTGCCGTCGAAGATGACGCAGCAAAGCGGGTTGTGGTACTTATTGCGGAACTTCTGCCGCCACCAGGAATTTGTCCGCCACTCAAAGAACAGGTGTTCGTCGGCCTGAGTCGGTTCGGCCAGCGTCGTCTTAAACAGGTGCATGCCCTGAAACTGATCGTCCCAAATCAGGCGAATGCCGACTTCGCCGGTATTCGTGTCCGTGATCAATTGTTCGATCGGTTGGGAGATCCGCTGCGGCTCCGCCTGGCTCGGATTGAAAACGTAAATGCCCATCTTGTTCGAGACGAAATACACGTTTCCGTAGGGGTCCCGACACCAGCACTTGCCCCACACTCCGCCGATCGTGTCAGTGACGAGATCCAGCTTGCCGCCGGAGCATGGGTCGCCGGTCATGATGTAGATGCTGTGATCGCCGAAGAAGATGAGCCGGTCATCGTTGTAAGCGCACAGCGAAGTTACCACGTCGCCGATCAAGCCTTGCGGGGAGTTCTCGCCGGCAATGGCTTGCGTCGAGACGAACGGCGTCGGGTTGGTGTCCATGTTTTGCGGGTCATTGACCGCCGTCATGAACCAGCCGTACGGGTCGAGAAGCCATCCTGCCAGAACAGTGCGACCCCGCCAGGTTTCAATTAGGCGGGGTGCATTGTTTCCGCTGTCTTGAGGGAGGGTGCCAGAGTTAGCCACCCAACTCTCAACCGTGTCGGTGACCGGGTCATAGTAAACCCAATTGATGCCGTCCGCGAACCAGAGCCGCTGAACATTGGGCGCCGATCGAATGATGCCGTCGAAGTTGAGCGGCGGGGTATTGCCGGTGTTGTTCGTCGGCTGAACCCAAGCCGTGTCTCCGGCCCGCAATCGGTAGGGGTCGCCCTTGCCGCAGCCGACGAGAGTTACCACGCGGCCAGAGTTCGAGAATTGCACGGCATCCCCCTTGGTCACGATGTGGGCCAGTTCCTGAATGATCCAATTGCGAACGACAGGGGTACTGAGCCACTTCGTCAGGGCCGGCCGACTGCCGCCCCGCGCTCGATGCGCTTCAGCGTCGAATACCCGCACGTTGACGGCGTCGCGGGTTGTGCGGGCATAGACGCTCTGGTCCGTCGAGACGGGACGGGGCGATTGCTTCCAAAAGGCGGATGACTGGTCGAGGCCAGCCGCCGGAAAGTGCAGATCGATAGTCTGCTGGTCGGCCATCCTTGCCTCATGGGAACGTGTACGTCGTCGTATCAGGGTTGCCGGGGAACCCGACCCCGGTACAGGTGTTTTCGGGCGAGTCCTCGCCCGTGCCGTTGATGCAGCCAATCAGGATCGAGCCACGCTGGCCGTAGGTGATCAAGATTGGCGGACTCATTTCGCGGCCGGTGCAGGCCCGAGGAACGATGTTCGGATTCGACACCCAATCGCCAGGGCTGACGAACGTCGTCCCGGTGTAGGTACTCGACAGCCAGGCCGGATGCCCCGGCGTCGAATTGTCGTTGTAAAACTTCTGGACCTGGCACTTCCAATTCCTAAAGCCCTGAGCCGTCGAGGGAGGCCCGCACCATCCGAGCGCGATGCCTGTCAACGTCGAGAGGGCCGCGAGCAGCGTCGGGTTCATGTAGCAACCGTGAACGCTGAAAGACGGATTCGTGCCGTCGAGAGTGCCGCCCGTCAGGTGCAGCTGCCCGATGCAAGAGTAAAAGCCGAGGACGCAGATACCGTGCGGAGGGGCCAGCACTTTGCCAGGCTGGATGCCGGAGCCGCCCTTGCGTCGTTTCTTCTTGGGCGGTACGCGGCCCTCTTGCGGTTGGTCCGACTGGTCATCGCTATTCGGGTCCCACAGGTGGACGCCAGGCGGCCAGAGCGAGGACGGGCCAGGTGTGGAAGGATCTTCGATGCCAGGGCCAGGAGGGTCCTTGTTGTCGAGCAGGAATCCCGCCGAGCCGTTGACGACGATGTTCAATTCCTGAATCAGCGTCGAGCCGGCGGGGATTCGGCCGGCGACCAGGTGAGTCGTCCCAGGCCGCGAGCCGCCGCGGTCCCGATCGGTGACCGGTTCGAAGCCGTAAACATTGAGAGCGTCGCGGGTGGTACCCGGACGCTGAATGCCGAACCCCTGTTGCAGGTCGATGCCTGCCAGGGGGAATGGCATATCGGTGACCATCGGGAGTGGAGTTCGCTTGGCCACTATTTCACCACGATGTAGCCGACCTTCGTCGTCGATTTCGAGCCGCTGGCGTTCGTCGCCGTCATGGTCACAGTCTTGGCACCGGTCGCTTGATACCGATGCGTCGGGTTAGGGTCCGCCGTCGATGTCGTCCCGTCGCCAAAGTCCCAATCCCATTTGGTCGGCGATCCGGTCGAGAGGTCCGTGAAGCTCACCAGGTCATTGATGGCCGGGTTGAGCGCGTCGGCCGAGAAGTCCGGTACCGGGATGGCCAGCGACGGAATCGGGTTCTTGAGCGACAGGCCGCCCCCGAGGGGATTCGGACCCATGCCGAACGGGCCGGGGATGAGTGGCGACATGTCGCCTCCTAGTAGGGCCAGTAGAGCGCGTTGAGGCCGGTGAGGTTGGCGCCAGTGTCCACCTGCAATTGCAGCTTGCGACAGCCCTTGCTGGCGACGAGCAAATGACCGCCCACGTCGCCAGTCGGCGAAAGGATTTCGTTCGACACGTTCGCATTGCCGGTGACAATCGTAATCGTGTCCGCGAAGAAGTACGTCGAGGGTACCAGGGTGCCGTCAACCCCGGTGATGTTCCCGAGGACGGCCGCCACTTCGACCAGCAGAATGGGAATCCACAGCGCGGGCTTGGGGCTTGAGCCTGGCACGGGCCGAATCCTCTTCCAGCCGTAAACCCGCATGCCAGTAACGACGGCATTGTTGGCCCCGGTGCCGATCGGCAGAATGCCGACTCCGCTGGGAACCGTCACACCTTCGCCCGTCGTCAGGTTGATGACGCCGTTGCCGGTCGGCTCGGTTGTCGTCGAAATCAGCGATGGGAACGTAGCATCGGCGAGGTCGGTCGCACACCAGAGAGTTAGCTCGCCGGCCATCGCTTTCAGAATCGTATCGGTCATCGCTTGCTCCTTACGGAAAGGGCCGGCAGGACCATCCTGCCGGCCCGGTAATGGCCCGCCGAGTGCTGCCCGTACCGGGTGAGGGATTTGGGGCAGCGTTCTCGGCGGGTTAGCTCGAACCGGCGATCAAGATTCCGCCAGGTGTCTCCTGAACTTCCTCAGCCGGCGTAACAACTGATTCGTCCAAAGCCGGCTTTTCCTCTTGCTTCTTCGGGGCAATCCGAGCGATCGCCTCAGCCAGCTTTTGCTTGCCGTAGACCATCGACCAGGCTTGCAACTCTACGGCCCGTTCGATGGCTTTCTCAGCCGGCATATCGACCGGCATCATGGCCGCGATCATCGAGCAAATCTGCCCATCGTGCATCGGCGTCTGAATCACTACCGGCTGACGCTGGCTGCCGAGGGCGGCCGCTTTGCTCAGGTGTTTCCCGATGTTGTTCGACATTCGAAATCTCCTCACCCGGCCAGGTGTGGACATGTCCACACCTGGAACTTGAAAAGGTTAGTACCCAAAGAACTCAAGCAGGAACTTGCCAGCCGTGTACGTCCCGACTGTCCCGGCGGCGCCGCATGTCAGGTAGACGTACTGATCGGCGGCCGGCAAATCCTGAATGTGCTTTACCGTGCCGATCGTCCAGGCCCCGCCCGCTGTGACGAGGGCCGTCTCAGTCAGGGCCGCAATGCCGTCGTCGAACTTGCCAGTCGCTTCCGTGGCGGAGTACAAGTCGATGTCTGTAACGCCGGTCAGCGGAGCTTCGAGGCAGGTCATACGGCCGTAGAGAATCGTGCCGAACTGAGCCGCCGTCGCCTGGAAGAGGTAAGCGGCCGAGGCACCCTGGCCGATGATGTCCAGGTCAGTCGTCGAGGAGCCGAGCCCGGTCAGGTCGATAAGGACCTGAACCTTCTTGATGCCGCCGAAATTCTCGACGGCCGTTTTGCAAACCGTTCCCGTCCCGCCAGTGATGCCGGCGGCCGGCCCGGTCGTGATGTTCTGATTGTCGAGCGTGCCGAGTTCGGTCGCCGACAGGCTCGCCAGGGCCGCATACTGAGCCAGAGAGAGGCTGCCCGTGCCGTAGTCGGCGATCTTCCGCCAGTAGTAATTCGTGCCGTCGTACACCGAGCAGAGCAGGATGAACTGGCCGGGGTCGCTAAAGACGAACGTCGTCTCGCCGGCTTCCGTGTAAGCGGTCGAAAACGTGACGGTAATATCGCCGCCATCGGTCCGCATGTACAGAAGCAGAAGCGCTCCGGCCCGCGTCGGGTCCAGCACGGTTCGAGTTTCGGCGGCTATGGAAACCAGCGGGAAGGTACCCAGGCTTCGAGTGCAGGCGATCTTGCCAGCATTGCCCGGATCGGATTGTTCGGGGCCTTTGAAGGCGTCAGCAGCTACGCGATGTCCCGACATTTTCGAACTCCTTTAGTATTGGACACCTTCAAACGTGACCTTTGCATCCGTGTACCGTT